TCCTTGGTACATGGCTTTGTACTCTTCTCATGTCTATGACGATTTGCCAAGAGAAGAAATAGACATGATCAAGAGCAGAGCAAGATACATATTGGCTAATAAAGATTTTGGAAAGAGAATCATTGAGACAGCTAGAACCTCTAGATAGAGGGTTTCATTGTAGTTAGGAGGATTCAGTAGTGGCTGAATACGGGTGGAGTGATGTCTTCCAGAGAAAGATTGTGGCTTTGCTGATCAGAGAACCTGCGAAGATGATGAGTCTGGTAGAGCCTAAGTTCTTTGCATCGCCAATCTTGACAGATATCGCCAGACTCGTCAAGGAAATCTACGCTCATCACAAGGAACCAATAACCCTCTCGCGAAGCACGTTGTCTGAAATTGTCAAGGCTTGGCTTGGTAGGAAGAGACGAGAGCTCTGGCGAGCATATCGTCACGAGATCCGTCTGGTCTATGGGGATAAGCTTCGGGACAAGATTGTCATCTTGAACCAAGCCATCGAGTTTGCCAAGGATATGAAGTTCCGAGACGCCTTGGCGGAAGCAGAGAAGGATGTCAATGCTAGGCATTATGATAATGCAATCAAACGGTTTCATGATCTAGCAGCATTCGGTCAGGAATCTGATCTCGGTGTAGAATATTGGAAAGATATTACAGCTAGAGACCGATGGCGGGAAGATCGAGTGAATGTTATCAGGACATTCTATTTCCCGACTCTTGACAAGTACATGGCTGGAGGTCTTGGCGGTGGCGAACTAGCCATTATTCTTGCATCCCCAAAGGCAGGACAATCTACTATCCTTGGGGACATTGCTGCTGGGGCCATGTGGCAGAAGAAGACAGTGGCTATTGCAACAGGAGAGATTTCTGCCAAGAAATATCGTCGTAGAATTGATGCTCTTATGTCTGGTGTTCCAGCTAATGAGTTGACAAGGTCCAAGAGAGCTAGAGTTAAGGCACGGAAGAGGCTTAGGATCTCTCTTCATCAGGTGAAAGGGAAACTTTTCATCAAGCAGTTCCCAACTGGGAGGGCGAGAATCCGTGATATCGAAGCATGGCTGGACGAGCTTGAGGAACAGGGTCACAAGGTTGATCTGTTAGTTGTGGATTACTTGTATCTGTTCCAGCCAAATGAGAAATTCGAGGAACGACGCATGAATATCGGTCAAGCTGCTATTGATCTGAGAGGATTAGCATGCACCAAGAGTATCCCGATTTGGACAGCCTCAAAAGGTAACAGGGCTGCACTGGAAAAGGAGATTCTTGGGCCCAAAGATTTTGCAGAGGACATATCACAGTTTTGGGTGCTAGACTTTCTCATTGCTCTTTGTCAAAGTAATGCGGAAGCGCAAGTGAAGCCTGAACGAGCGAGACTTATCTTGTCGTACGCTCGGGATGTTGGCCGGGGAGGAGTCATCCCAATAAAGATGGATCGGTCAATCTATGCCATGTCTGAATTGAGGAAAAGCGAATGATTCAAGGTGACTTCTCATATCTGCAGAATCTGTTTGCTGTTGTCAAAGAGACGAACGAAGGCTTCCGTGCGTGTTGCCCTCGTTGTGAAGACACCGAGTTCAAACTGTACATCAATACATCGAACGGTTTGGGCTGTTGCTTCCATCAGGATTGTAAATGGCATGTCAGCAAACACGGTGTGAACGCAGCACGCTTGTCCACATTCGTCGGTGGTAAACTCCCAACCAGCTATGTTACAACTGTTATTGAGAGTGAAGAAACAGAAGTCAAGCTTCCGGAGGAATTTGAACTCCTGAAGGATTTGGAGAATCCCATTCGGGAGAGTGTCTATTCATATCTCGCGTCTCGTGGCCTTAATAAGAAACTCCTTGACATGATGCAAGTCGGATACTGTCGAAGTGGCAGGAGTTGGGGATACATCATATTCCCAGTCTTCAATGCAGAAGGAGAAGTCGTCTGGTGGCAGGGTAGGCGATACAAGAAGCGTGAACCAAAGTTCTATAATCCAAAGGCAAGCTACAAGAGCGAGCTTGTCTATTGTGTTGGGGTGGCCCGGCGGCCAAAGAAGATCATTTTGGTTGAGTCCATCATCAATGCTTTGACCATCGGATCATTCGAGCATTCCAAACGGCTTGTCTTCGCTATATTTGGGAAGTCTCTGTCCGATGCGCAGTTGCATCGTATCCTAGTGTATGAAAAATGTTTGGAGGGTGTTGTGGTTGCTTTGGATCGTGACGCTTGGCCTGAGTCAGTCAAGATTGCTGACCGACTGGCTGGCATTTTGCCTATTGTCAAGATAGCCAAGTTCCCACCTGATGTTGACATCAACGATGTCGGCCGCCAAGCAGCTTGGGACATCATCGAGCAGGCTCAGCCATATTTCAAAGACAGTCGAATGCAGATCCTACTTCAGGATCCGCACCCTTGGGAGAGGAAGACTTATGAGCCGACTGTTTACTAAATTGTTCAAGCACCACGGTCTCTTTTGTAGGAGAGGAACCACCGACAATCAGCTTGTGTCTGGAGCCAGAACCGAATATCGATTATTGAACTTGACTTCTGGAGATGTGGTGCTGGACATCGGTGGCCACGTTGGAGGGTTCGCTCGCCATGCCGAGGCTCTGGGTGTGGCAAGAGTCATTTCTGTGGAGCCGGATTCAGACAACTTCGGGCTACTCAGGAAGAACACTATAGGGTTCGGCAAGATCACACGGATCAACAGAGCGGTAGTTTCTAGCAAGGTGACGAGTTGGAAGGTGACTCTGTATAGAAACACTCACAAGTCCAGGGGGTTGCACACTTTGCTTCCGATGAGAGGTCGCAAGCCGGTCATCGTGCGAGCGATCCAATTTCTCAAGTTGCTACGGAAATATCGGCCAGACAAAGTCAAATGCGATTGCGAGGGTGGCGAGTACGACCTACTGTTCAATACCATCTTGCCAAAATTCGTTAAGAGGTTGGCGATTGAGATTCACTTCCAACCCAAAGCTGTCGTTGGGCCTCTGGCTGTCAAATTACACAAGCGAATTCTTTCCCAGGGATTTGTGGCTGTTAGAGAGCCAAGGTTCGGTCTCTACCACAGAAAGGGTGTGGGAATTGTCCCTGTTGGGAGGCATACGTTGGCTGTCTATAAAAGGAAAATCTATGAGTGAGAAGTTGACACACAGAAGCTTGTCATACTATGCTGGTGTGTTCGATGCGAAGGCTAAGATCCACATCCATCAGGGTGTACCGTATGTCTCACTCTGGATGCGCGGTAGTCTTCCGAGGCGGATCTTCGTTCTGTTCGGAGGGTCTTTCCATGAGTTCGATGGTGGCGGCTGGGTGCGGTGGTACGGTTCTCACACTGCGAAATTAGCAAAGCGCCTTCGCAAGTATGTAAGGATTTTGTCTGATGATTTTGGAGACCTCGCAGTCGGAGAAACCCCGAGAAGGCTGAGTGTTCTGTGAGGCTCATCGCGACGAGACCCGAGGATTACTCGGGATTTTATACCAAGATTTTTCTTTACATTGGAACCTAGAAATAGTAACATAATACCCTAAGTAAGAAGTGAATAGGGGGCAACGGATACCCGGACGGCGAGTCCAAAAGTAGCTGACCCTTAAACGTCCTTTGACAAATCAAACCTTTCAGGCAGTGGTCAGGCGCCACGTGTAAACCAGTTAGGGCCACGGTTCCCGTTGCTTCGGCTTCATTTAGGGAGAGCACCGCAGGGTACGGCTGGAAATAAAGGGACGTCTGATTCAAAGCCAAGATGCTCAGTCTTACGCAAGGATCCCTAGACGTAAAGTCCAACAGGAGACTTAGGCTGAGACGGTAGGCAGCCGGCGAAAGGTAACATACAAAGTTCCACTAGACCAAGCGAACCTCCTATGAGGGAAAAGTTTTCCCCACAGAGGACTCGGTTGGCCGCAGGAGCCGCAAGGTTTTCTGTCTGCCATAGTGGAACAGGCTAGTGTCTGATGAAACGGACGACGCCCAGAAGGCATGTTGGTGATGGTGGCCAAGACCTTCGTAGCTGGTGGCCTTTCAGTAGGCTGGTCCGCTTGGCCAGACACGAGAACCGTGGTAAGGACAATCCGAGTCCGATTCTGATAAGTAGTAGATGGGTACTAAAGCCACCCACCTGATCCACTATCAGATGAAACCACGTGAGGAGACCAAGGACAAACCAAAGCCACAATGCCAAATATGGCGTGGCAAACCTGTAGGTTCTCCGAAATACTTCCAGGACTTTGATAGAGTCCGAGCGAAGGTGAGCGCTTATCTGCTATGCCCAAAACCAAAAAGATTACAGTCGTTGGGAAGGTTCCTTCACTGAGAACCTTCCAGCGACTAGAACCGTTCAGAGATGGACGGCTCTACTCGCTGAAACAAATCGGGTGACGTCCTACGTCGATATTTGGAGGTGAGTATCATGGCCAAGAAATCAATTGATAGATTCAGGTGCTCGAGATGTGGCATGTCTAACACGCAGGCTAATACGTTGCTGCGAAAGGCTGGCCACTACAAGTTGGACATGTGCATCGACGTTCTGAAGTGTGAAGTCGCTCGTCTCAACAAGGCTCTGGAGAAAGCTCAGGCCCAGCAAGTTCGTCCAGTGACGGCAAATTACGACGAAAAGAAGATGTCGGCAAAGAGCTTTCATGACCTCTATCTCAGCTACCATCAGAGAAAAGCGAATGACCGACGAGGGATATGACAGAATGGCAAGGGTGTGAGACATGAAGAAAATAGTTGCGGTTCTGGATACTATGTGGGGAGGAGAAGGTCATGCACCGCGCTTCTTCTGCATTAATCCCTACAATCACAGCGGACGGCGTCTGTATCGGCTCATAGGCGGCGACGCGAAACTCTTTGTCACAAACGCCTGCTGTGAGTATGTCAACAACGCAAGGAAACATGGCAATCCTGATCCTGACTGGCTTGCCGAGAATCTTCGTAGGCTTGAAGAAAGGATTGGAATCGATGTGCTCCTCGTATGTGGCAAGATTGCTCAGAGGACATATCGCGACTGCGGCTATCGTCCGAAGAATGCCAGAGTCCTGAAGATACTTCACCCAGCGGCACGGACCTGGACAAAGGCCAAGATCAAGAGGGTGAGTAGGCGAATTTCAAAAGCATGACAAACTTCCAGGAGGCAAAAATGGCCAAACCAAATTTGATTATTGAAGCACAAATCTCCCAATGCGGAGAGACACGTCTAGCAGTTGGCAAGGAAGGGGATTTCTATTTCTTTCCGTTCGACTCTCTTCGTGAAGGCTACGACTTCGTTGACGAGATCCTCGAAAAAGAAGGGCAACAGCTTCTCAATTCGAAGGCCAACTAACTCAGTGCTGTGACAACCAGGATGGTCATCCATCCTAGAAATCAAAGGAGATTATCTACCATGGAAAATCATTTCCAGAATTTCGTTGCCACCGTCTTCAACAAGAAGGCCAAGCAGCTTGAGCTATTGGTCTTCGAGCGAGATGTTCCTAGTCAGAAGGAAAAGGTGAAGGAATCCAAGCGTATTCTGACAGCCTTGGCAAAGGAATACTCGCGTGTCGAATCCATCGGTTGGTTTACCACTGTCACAACTTTCTCCCAGAAGCCTTTCGTGGTTCCCCCAACCGGCAAAACCCAGCGGTTCCCTCGTCTGATTCCTCAGTGGGATCCCGAGCAGAAAAGGGTCGTCAAGTTGATCGAAGAGAAATGTGCTGACATGGAAGTCACCGGCAAGGTTGTCGCCATCAACTCCGGCCCAATCGTTACTGAATACGAATTTGTACCAGAACGTTTCACTCGTGTCAGGCGGCTGAAATCCGTTCACGAAGACTTGGCTGTTGCTATCCCAGCCGATGCGGTCACCGTCCAGAGGATCCCTGGCAAAGGTTGTGTCGGAATCACGGTTCCGAACAAGGAGCACAAAGTTGTGGATTTCAAAGCGACCTTGAAAAATGTTCTGGCCCATCGTTATGACATGGCGTTGCCTCTCAATCTTGGCATCCGTGCCAATGGTGACCCGTTCTTGGAAGACCTGACTCTGCTGCCTCATCTGCTCATCGCAGGGTCTACAAATTCGGGCAAGTCTGTGTTGCTCAATGGGATCATCAACTCATTGACCCATATTCGGTCACCCAAAGAGCTCCAGTTGTATATGATTGATCCGAAGTCAGTGGAGCTCCTGCCATACAAAGATTTGCCTCATGTGGCTTCGGAGCCAGTTGCAGGAGTGTACGAAGCTTTGGCTTTGATGGAGAAGATCGTTCTGGAAATGCGTCGGCGGATGTCTTATCTGCAGATCCGCAAGGTCAAGAATCTGAAAGAACTCAATTCACAGTTGGACCCCAAGGATCGGCTGCCTTATTGGGTCTTGGTCATTGACGAAATGGCTGACCTGATCCTCCAGGAAAAGAAGCTCTTCATCAGGTCGATGGCCGAGATAAGTTCGATGGCCCGCGCTGCTGGGATCCACGTCATTGCTGCTACCCAGAGGCCCAGCGTCGATGTTTTGCCCGGAAAGGTCAAGGTCAATTTCCCTGCTCGCCTGTCGTTCCGTGTTCCTGGCGATGGGGACTCTCGTACGATACTTGGCCGGAAGGGCGCGGAGCAATTGATAGATCGGGGGGACATGTTCTACATCTCTCCGTCACAAGCTGGCATGCAGCGTTTGCATTCGCCTTTCTGCCAAGAGACAGATATCGCTCGGATGATTGCGGAAAGCATCGCTCTTGGGGAGAATACCTCTGCTGTTCCGGCTGATGGTCCGGTGTCGGACGCTGCTCTCGTTGCAGCGATTCCGATTAAGAATGTGAATGCCACTGTTGTTCAGTAAAGGAGGTTGTTGTGAAAGTCTATCGGGTGAAGTTTCGTGACACTTGGTATGGCTCTTTTTGCAAGAAAGTGGTTCTTGCAAAAAATGGAGAGCAAGCTGTAAAAGATGCCAAGAAGTTGGTGCGGAAAGATGACTACTATCCATCAATCTCTATCAAGAAGTCGGAGTTGAAATTGCAGGTAGCAATCCAATCCATGGGCCGAGATTGGAGGAAGAATTGGAGTGTCTCGTAGAGCTTAGCCAGTAATCGGAAGTCACATATCGTGTCCCCACCACGCTAACTGGAGAGAATTGGAGTATCCTTTACCATGAAAACCAAAACTGAAAAAGTGAAGAGGACATATTTCAGTGAGTCAGAGGTAAGCGGATTGGTTTTCTACTTATTTGACTGCAGCACTGAGGTACTTTCAGAAGCATGGAAGAAAGCCCAGCGCAAGTATCCTGGGTATGTTGGCTCTAAGAAGTGCCAGGCTGCTTTCAGCAAGGTCGTGAAAGAGTTGCAAAAAATCTAGACCTTCCTTTCAGCAAGGTCATGAAAGAGTTGCAAGAAATCTAGATCTTCCGAAATCGGAAGTCACATATCGTGCCCCTATCACGCTAACTGGGGAGAAGGAGTATTACTACCATGAAAACCAAAATCAAGAAGTCCAAGAAAGCTACCAGCTCAAAGAAGGCTGCTGTCCAGGCGAAGAAGGCAGCACGTCTGGCCAAGCGTCAGCTCAAGAAGACACGGAAAGCGTTCAAGAAAGAGCGTCGCCTGGTCCTCCGGTCTCTGAAGAAGGTCAGCACTCTGGAATCTCGTTTGGCCAAGCACGTGTTCAAGGTGGAAGGCTTTGCCAAACTCGCCGGCAATTTCGATGCTCTTTCGAAGGGTATCCAGGAACTTCTGAAAGACGCCAAGAAGATGAAGGTTGCCAAGCCGAAGAAGTCCAAGAAGACCAAGAAGACCGATGAGGAGTAGTCGGCCGGCAAGTTTCAGCGTGTGAAGATTGTGGGGAGCGCTCCTCGCTCCCCAACCTTTTCTCAAGGAGGAAATCTCGTGGCAAATGACTTTCCGTTCAAATATGGAAACGAATTAGTGTGTGTTTGTGAATATCTAGCAAGCGAGCACTATCGAATCGCCAAAGCTCTGGCACACACTTCGCGGTGTCAGTCTCTGTTTTCTCGGAGCACAAATGCTGATCTCCGTCGCTTTATTCGGCGCTTAAACAAAGTTCTTGATGGCAGAGCTACACGCCGCAATCTTACTAGCATGGTAGAGGATCTTCAAGTATATGTTGCAGCAGAGCAAGATTCTCGGGACATCGGGAAGGAGGAAGAAGATGTCAAACATTCTCGATCGCATTGACAGTGCTATTGACGAGAGGCATGTCGGAAGCACACATGATCCATGGAAGTGTTGGATATGCCGATTCACACGTATGGCCTTCTATCTTGCGATTGGGCTCCTGCTTTTGGTTCTCATCGTGAAACATTGCGAGTTGTGACATATTTCATTCCCTGAAAGGGGACTCAAGTGTCAGCCAAGAAACTGAAATACACTGGCGTTAGGGTTCCTGCGGATTTGATGTGGGGGTGTAAGGCGCAAGCTGCCGGAGAACACCTCTCGGTGCAGGAATTTGTAGCTCGTGTCCTCAGGAAGTATCTTGATTCAGTTGCGAAATAAAATTTGCCACCAAGGGAGCCGAACAGCCTCAGGTGTAGGTGCTCCCCAATGCACCTGCATAATGTCTTGAGGGCGGCGATGATCCTGGTGGCAACTGTTTGGAGTGGACACTGTTGTGTGTCCCTCCATTGCTGCTCTGCTAAGGCGATTGGCCTCGCCTGCCTCCGGCCTGGCATTTGTCTGTGTTTCCTCCAGGCACTAAAAGCCAGGAATTTGTAGCAGAGCAGCAATGGAGCGAGAGACTCCAAGAAGGAGACAAACATGGAAAAGGCAACAAGGAAAAGAGTTGACAGAGGAGATCAAAGCCAAATTGATGCTGGCGTCTATGCCCCAAAAGCTCCACCAACTCCAATCCCTCCTGGCGTCACGGATTGTTTTGGGAAATACAACGATCCTCATGTTGACACTTGTAGTCTATACTGCTATGAGTTTGAGACGTGTGCGTTCAAAGTGTCCCTTGTTAAGCATCTGACTCCAAGAGGGAGGTAGCCATGAGAGTCTTGATTTGTGGCGATCGTCATTGGAAGGATGGCCATGCCGTCAAGCGTGAACTTCTGAAGCTTGAGGGCGTTCGCTGTGTGATAGAAGGAGAGGCAAGTGGCGCGGACATTTTTGGAAGGGTCGCAGCGGAGTCCTTGGGTATTCAAGTCAAGCCATTCCCGGCTCTGTGGAATCTATATGGGAAGGCTGCTGGCCATGTCCGTAATCGGCAGATGCTCGTTGAGGGGAAGCCAGACTTGGTTCTTGCGTTCCACTCGAACATCGAGAAGAGTAAGGGTACCAAGAATATGGTAGAGCAAGCCAGGAAGGCAGGCGTTCCTGTCAAAATCTTCAAAAGATAAGGTGACTAGATGAATGCAGCAACATTCTACAAGTGTGTGGACCATTCAGACCCACGTTATACAACGACCCTTCGGTACATTCGGAGATTTGTTGGGGCAAGATTTGTCCCTCACGTTCTCTCAGACTTGCGGTGCCAGGCTGTGATGCCGCAAGAGGTGCGTGACCTGGTCTGCAAGACATTCATTGAAAAGGAGGTAAACTCTCATGGCTAAGATGCTCAAGGAGGGTAGCGTGACTTTGTCACAAGCTTGCCGGAACGCTGTTGAGAGTAATAAGGATCTTGTTGTTAGAATTGGACAGGTTGAGACTATTGCCGCTATCCTCAAGACATCGGTTGATGCATATCTCAAGACGATTGTCGAGCTCCGAGAGCAACTAGCGCCGGTGGTATTGCTGGTCGGTGCTCTCCAGGACAAGGTCAAGGTTCTGGGAGACCCTTCCGATGAATCCAGCCCTGGTTTGCTATGGAAGGTTCATCGTCTCGAGCGGAGGGTTGTGACAAATCAGAAGATGATTGAGGAAAGGGTCCTTGCATATTTCACTTCTGATGATTCTGAAGGGCCTGCCCCGAATTTGCCTGCAAGAGTTCATCGTCTCGAGGACATGACCGAAAGGATAGACGATGACCTTGATACTTTGCTGGTACACTTGGCTGCTGGCAAAGACGATGATCCAATTATCAACAGTGATAATTTGGATTCTCCTGAGCCGACAACGACAGAGTCTAGCCCGAAAGAAAAAGAAGGGCATGATTTCCCTGTAACACCAACAGGATTTGCAGGAGGAATAAAAGGATAAAATGAGGAGGTGTCTAGATGTCAGGAACATGGGTGTTTGACAAGCGTCCTCTGAACGATGTGATGCGTCTCAACAAGCCATCGGGTTACAAATTCGATGTGTACAAGGTGACGAGCCCAGATTCTGGTGAAGTCTATTGGGTGCAGGTCGTACGAGGAGCGTCCGGAATGGGCGAGAAATTGAAAGCACCAATCGTCCTCTGCGACTGTCCCGTCGGCAAGTTTCAGGCTCTACTCATCGTTTTGGGATTGGAGGACTTCATCTGTAAGCATGGGCAAGCGTTGCTAGCATATCTCAAAACACAAAAGTGAGGCAAAATGGCCAACGTCTCGAACGTCTCGAAAGTAACTCTTAACAAGCGTGTTATTCTGAAGCGGAAGAGGAAATTTGCAGGTCTCACATCAGCGCGGCGAATCCAACTTCACTTTGGCACGCCAGAGGAAATACAGACACGACGAGATCGTCTCGAGAAGCAGAGACTCTTTGATTCGGCACGAGCGATCCGCCGCCAACGCAAGAAAGGCTTGACTGTTGCGGAAAGAGAATTGGTGAACATATTCCGCGAATTTGGAATTTCTTATTGGTCTATGCTGCCATCAGACGCTTTCAAAATGGTACCCAAGTGTCTGGAAGGCAGAAAGGTCTCAACTCTCTCGCAGAAGGCACTTGGTTTCCTGCAGGAGAATTTCGATTCAGAGCAAGTGGAAGACCCAGAAGGAAGGGTCTTAATAAAATTCAATTCAAACAAAGGAGAACCAACTTCTATGTCACTACTCGCTGATCTCGCCACTGAAAGTGGCCAACCGAGAAAGATCGTGCGTGCTATCTATGACGCACTGATGACTGTTGTCAAGAGCAATCTCAAGGCTGAAAGAGCCTTCCGTCTCCCTGGGCTGGGCAAGCTCAGGATTGCTTACAAGCCTGCGCGTGAGAAACGCAAGGGCATCAATCCCTTCACCAAGAAGCCTGCTATTTTCAAGGCCAAGCCCGCCAGCAACCGGCTGCGATTTCGCCCATTCCGTGAACTCAAGGACTTTGTTGCCGACCTGCCCGTTGTGAACATCAAGAAAAAGAAGAAAGGCAAGAAGACCAAGAAGTCCAAGAAGAATCAGGATTGAGTCGTCCTTCTGCAACCCAGAGCGTGTGAAATATCGCGCTCTGGGAATACTCCCAAAGGAGGATAAAATTATGGGACGATTGTTGTGTCTTTTAGGATTTCACAAAAAGGTGCTAATAGGGTATATGCAATCTGGAAATAGAAAGTTTCCGGTCTACAAGTGTGGCCGTCCTGGTTGCTATATTGATGGCAAACGCGCTGACATGTGCATGATAAATGATGGGAGCATGTAAAGGAGGTGACTATGGATCTTGCCCTAGCCAGGCAGAATGGTCTTGTACCAGGTAGTCGGGTCGTGCACCAAGTTTCAGGGATGACTGGGGAGATACACAAAGTCCTCCCGGAGTGGGGTGTCCAGGTCTTCAATCTTGATAGGAGATTTGAGAGGGAGAATTGGACCTGGGCAATGTTCACCATACGCTTACCACGGCTGATGAAGAGATATCCTCGTCCGCTGCGGTGGCCTAGACTGAAGCCAAGTCAGCAGTGTCATTGTAGAATTGGAAAATTGGAGGTGCTCGATGTCAATAAAGGACAAGTCAAGTGCCTCAGATGTGGGTTCTACATTGGCACAGAGAGTATGCCTGGCAGATTTGCCAAAGGTATTAAGCTCTTGCGTCGAGCGCACTCTCGAGTTGGCAAGACGTCGCAGCCCACAAGCAAGGTTGGTCTCGCTAGAACTGAGTCCAGAAAGACTATACATATCCGTCAACGAAAGCGGAAAACACGGACCAATCGTTCAGTGGTCCTTCGTAGCAAGAGGGCTGTCCGAGCGAAGAAAGGAGGTAGGAATGGCTAAGGTAGTGAGATTTCCAAGAGTCGGGAAGAAAAGGTTCCCGAGAATCTCGACTGCTGTCCAGCGATTTCCCCGCTTCTGAAATTTACAGTGTAGAAGTGGCTCTTCGTAGATTTCAGAATCTCATCAAGTGGGCAGCCAGACGGTACTCCATTCGGGGAAACTATCGAATGGAGAGAGACGATTTGGTTGGCGAGGGCCTGCTTGTATTGGTTCGTTGTTGCAACAAATTCCCAACCGGGGAAGAACGGTTCGCTCGATATTTCAAGCGAGCTTTGTATAACCATTATAAGAAAATGATTCGTTTTCGAAACCAAGAGATGCGTCGTGGACAGGAGGTTGATCTGGATGCTGTAGAGCCTCACAAATTGTCTCATCAGGACCATTCAAGGGTAACATGGTTCTGGACGAAAGGGTACAAGCCACACCTATCCTCCGGAGCCTACAAATTCATGGAAGCGATCATTGACCCTGGAGAGGAGGTGACTGAAACAGCCTGGCGAGATTTCTGTCGGAGAAACAAACTCAACTCTATGGGTATTCTAGTACAAGGCTGGAAGAAGTTCGTGATTAAACCACGCCACATCCGACAGGCCATGAGCATTTCTGTAGCAGACGCAAGACGTTATCTTCAAGAAATCCGATCCGTATATACACGACTAAAGGGAGGACTGAATGAAAAATGTAGGAAAAAAGAAAAAGCACAACAAGGCCAAGAAAGGGAAGTCAGCGCCAGATGCTGATGATGACGACGAAGAACCAAAGAAGAAAAAGAAGTCGGATGATGAAGATGATGACGATTCCGACGACTCCGATGATGATGACTCCGACGACTCCGATGACTCCGACGATGACGATGATGACTCCGATGACTCCGATGATGATTCGGATGAAGACGAAGACGACAAACCCAAAAAGAAGAAAAAGAAGTCCGATGACGATGACGAAGATGAAGACTCGGACGATGACGATGATGACTCCGATGACTCCGATGATGATTCGGATGAAGACGAAGACGACAAACCCAAAAAGAAGAAAAAGAAGTCCGATGACGATGACGAAGATGAAGACTCGGATGAGGATGACGAAGAAACTGACGACGAAGACGAGGACGAAGATGAGGAGGAAAAGGGCGGGAAGAAATCCAACCTGGTCCGGATCGATCCCGAGAGTTATACTCCTCGTCCGCCGTCCTCACCCATCCCTCCTGGTGTACAGGACTGCTTTGGCAAATTCCGCGACCCAGACGTTCCGGAATGCAGACAATGTCTGGAATCCGATAATTGCAATACAGTCATGAAAGCCAAGAAGGAAGAAGGCGGAGGTACTGTGAAGAAAGCCAAGAAGAAAGCCAAGAAGGAAAGGGAGGATCGGTCGGAGAAGGAATCCGCACCGAAGTCCACTGGCCTGTCTGAGACCTTGCAGTCAATCTTGAACAGGTCTCGGTACAAGAAACTTGGTGGTGAACTCACCCAGAAAGCCAAGAAACCGTTGTTCTTCGTTTCCATCGCCGGCAAGAGATTCGCTCGGATTGCCAGAGCGAATCGCGATGAGGGATTTGTCGTTCGTCTTTTGACTCGGCTCAAGCCTGCGGCCATCGGCATGAAGTCTACCGACTGGAAACCTGCTGGCAAGGGCAAATACGAGTTCAAGGGCAATGTGAAATTCCTCGGCAAGAAACTGCGCATCATCTTCAAGAAGGCAAAGATGAAGATGAAGGCCAGTGAAGAAGAAGAAGAATGATCCCTGACGTCGTGTAGTCCTAGTGAAGTCGTGTAACTCCAGTGGGGCAGGGGAAACTCTGCCCCACACATTTCTTGCTCGGAGGTTGGTTAGGGGGGTAGGCCAATGGACTTTGGACCCATCAACGAAGGTTCGAGACCTTCTCTCCAAACCACTTTCATTCAAAAGGAGCTTCTATGAGAAGAGAAGCACTGAATGTAGTAAATTGCCATCTTGACAATGCTATCTCTGAGATCAGGATGGCTGTGAAGGAGGCCAACTATCAACTCAAGCATTGGAACGTCCTTTGGAGTTCTAGGCGTACTGTCTTGGCTTGCGCAAAGAAGGGAACTATCATGCGGAAGGAAATCCCTGCTCTCTACGAAATAGCAAAGAGGATCACTCTGATGGCAGGAATGTCATACACAGATCCTCGTACACTGAAGACGACGGAGTCAAAACCAAAAAGGAGGAAGAAACCAGCATGAAAACAATAGCGATCGTTGGCTGCGGCTATGTGGGAACCCACATGCTCAACTTCTTGAGAAAGGCGCACGAGTCAGTTTGCGTGGTCAAGGCTCTATACGATCCTCCATATCTGTTGGCACAGTCTGCTCCAATAGGGGAAGTCAATGCCTGTGACATTGCTTTCGTCTGTGTCCCAACTCCCACAGAAGAGAATGGAGATCAGGATCTCTCGATACTGAGAGAAATCTTTGTTTGGATCAAGTGCCCAACTGTTTGTATCAGGTCCACAGTGTTGCCTGGAACCTGTCGAAGATTGATGACTCGTTGGATGGAGGGTGAGTCGTCCGTCGTATTTGCGCCAGAGTTCATTGGCGAGCGAAACTTCCTCTCGTCTCACCCTTATGAGGATGGTCCTCCGTTCCTCATCCTTGGCGTCACCGATGATTTAAAGAAAGCTCAGGAGGTGGCGGACATATTTCGGCATATTCATGGGCCTGAACTCCGAGTCATGCTCGTTGATAGTCGTACCGCTGAGCTTGTCAAGTATATGGAGAATGCTTTCCTGGCTACAAAGGTGACGTTCTGCAATGTGTTCAAGATCTTGGCCGACTCTGTGGGTGTTGACTACAACGTTCTGCGAGAAGCTTGGCTTATGGATGGCCGGATGGGCCGGTCTCACACTATTGTTACCGATGAGCGTGGATTTGGCGGAAAGTGCTTGCCAAAGGATTTGTTGGCAATAGCTCATTTTGCTTCAGAAAGCGGATTGGTGCTGTCTGCATCCAGATTTCTGCACGAAGTTTTGACAACTAACAACAACATCCAGGGGCTCCGGAAGGAGGAGTTGAAGAATGTCTCACGCAATGAATAAAATGAGAGGGAACCCTCGCTGGGAGGAGCAGGCAGAAGAGAGATCTCCCGAGATTCAAGGTGATGGTGCTAGTGTCACTGCGGGCACATGTATCGAATGTAGCAAAGAAATCATCATGACTGCCAAGGAATACAAGTGGTGGCAGGACCTGGTGGCAAAGAAGGAGAGAGAGGGCGAGAACTTCTCTATGCCCAAACGGTGTCCCGAATGTCGAGCTAAGAGAAAGTCGGCCAAGGAGTCATCCAAGGTAAGCAATAGCACCAACCCCACTGTTGGCGATGTTGCTGAAGAGATACGGGCACTCTCGGAAGAATTTGTCACATCGAACATGACGGACGAGGTGCTCTACAGTCGTCTTCAGGAGATTGCTGACAAGTTGGATAATGTATCCTGAGAAATGGGGAGACACGTATGCGGCTTGGTACTCTTAAGTATGGACAAGCTTTTCATCTGGACTTGTCACAAAAAGGTACGTCGTCAGGTGGCAGCCGCATACGTGTTCGTCTTTGGCAGTGTCTTTTGAAGAATGGCGTCGAGATTGTCGTCTTGTCTGAGATCGGAAAAGCACATTGGGAAGCGTTCAAGGCTCTGCAGAAACGCTTCCCTAAGCAACTTACATATCGTCCATTCGGCCATACGAAGGATCTGGATGTTCTTCTTGTAGAGTGTGGCCCAACGAACACAACCTTCGCTGGCAAAGATCACATACCGTATATCGTGCTGGCCAACAAGGTCATTGCGGGCTATGAAGGATTGGTCCTATATTTCGAGCATGACATTGACCTTGGCTTCGTCTTCACGCTGGAGTCATTTGGAGTCGAATCTTATTTCATGCCCGGATACTACAAGATGGCGCCCTCTCTGGATCTGACTCGCGACAAAACATGGGTTGTGCTGGTACAGGCTTTCAAGCCCAAAGTCTTTACGAAGATCTGTAGCACGATGCGTTGGCCATATGAAAGTCTGCATATCCCGGCTGAGAATTTTCCTACACCGATCCTAGGAATCGAGGATCCGTTGCCTTTCTGCAAACATCCGGAGTGGGATCTCATGTACATTGGGAACCACCGTTCCCGGATGCAGATGTTCTTATCATATTACGACTATCCAGGCCACGTTGCTATCTATGGCAATTGGCCACAATCTGTGTCCAACAAGCTGCCTCACGCCAAATTTCTAGGCAAGACTGCTCAAGGGACCAGTCGAGGGCACCTCAACACGGCTGCTTGCGTTGTGCATATCGGTGGGCCCAAGTTCGTCCAGACAGCAAATCTGGCGCCAAGGTTCTACGAAGTCTTGAGTTCAGGAACGGTGCTCTTGGTCGACAATGCTTTCCATTTTGACAGTGACGTCACACATCAGTATGGCGAGTACATGCCAAAAATTCCAAGTTCATTATACGTTGTGCCAGCCAATGGCCATGACATGATTGACTTTGTTGTTGGTCTGGATTATGGCAAGAGGAAATGTATGTGGGAAGCAGAATGGGCCGGCATCGAGAAGCTTAGAGAGAATAAGGAAGACCTGATCATGGGCAGACTTGGCCGTATCATTGAAACGTACGAAGGTGTTGACTTGCATCAGTACGAACGACACGTTCAATATCTTCGAGCGTACAAAGAAGTTTTGAGAGAAGGAAATCCAGCAGAGCGTCTCAAAGCCAGACTGCTTGACAATCCGGACTCATTTTTGTATTGCCCACGAGTGTGCTACTCTTGTGGTGCAGAACTTGCCGCACAAGGGGCCGTTGCATCCAAGCTTCGGTGCACAGATTGTGGCGGGAAATATGAAATTTTGTGTAGGCATCCACGGAAGATCCAATTTTCAAGAATGAGGAGGTGGCCAAGATATGATTAATCCAAGACTTCCGTCTGGGCCATGCTGGAACTGTGGTGCTCCTAAAGAGAATACCTATGGGCTCTGTTCCGGATGTGGCAGATTTGGTCTTAGCGATAATGAAATAATGAAAGGAGATGCAATTACGAGAAAATGGATAGTTTACGAATCCTTGTGCCGCAAATGTGGCAAGAAGATAGAGATGGCTGAGAAAGAAGTGGATTGGTGGAGAGGTAGGCAGCTGACTCTGCCAAATCTTTGTGCCGACTGTCGGCGAGAGCGAAGAATGTATCGTCGACAAGAACTCGAGAAACGGATCCGTCAGGAAGAGGCCCGCAAGAGGTTGGCTGCGATAAGCGAGCTTCTCGTAGCCAAGCGAACAGAGATCAAGCAGATTGATGAGAAACTTGAACAACTGAGGAGGAGTGATGAATCAGTTCAAACCAAACAAAATCATGTACCACGCTGAAAGGGTTAGGGAATGGCACAAATCACCAACTGACGCTTGGCCAATTTCGTGCAAACTTGACCCAACGAATGCATGCAATCACGAGTGTCCGGATTGCATATTCAAAGGCTTGCTCGCCACGAACAGCAACAGCCTCTCTTATTCAGATATGGCCAGATTGATAGAGGACTTTAGCCACATCGGTCTGAAGGCAATCACATTTTCTGGCGGTGGCGAGCCTCTCGTGAATCCAGCCACTCGTGGCGCAATGCAACTTGCGAAAGACCTTGGGATACAGGTTGGTTTGATCACGAATGGCACCTTGTTGACGGACCCAGGATTCTTTATAGATATCTGCACTTGGGTTCGAGTCAGTCTGGACGCAAGTTGCATGGCACAGCATATGTTGACGCACGGAGCCGGACCAGCAGATTTCAAGAAAATATGCCTCAATCTGGTTGCGATGGCAGACTACAAGGGGCGGTATGGTGGATCTTGCACCATTGGTGCTGGGTATCTTACGGCGCCAAGGACGATGATGGACATCTATAGCTTTGCCCAGCTGTGCGCGAAGCTTGGCATAGACTACTGTCAGTACAGACCTTATCATCAAGTAGAGATTCTACAGGCTAAAGATCTTGCTGCGTGGGAAGAAATCTTCTATCACATGAAGATAGCAAAACAGGACTTCACAACTGACAAGTTCAAGGTCCTAGCAACAGAGGGTCAGTTCAAGGATGTTCTTGAGAAGAATTGGGGTCGCACTTATCATCGGTGTCACGCGCATGCCTTCGAGACAGTGATTGGTGCGACAGGGGAAGTCTTCTTTTGCTGTGCATATAAGGAAGACCCAAAAATGGTCCTCGGGAACATCAAAGACGAATCATTCATTGATATTTGGAAGGGCCATAGAAGGCTGGAACTGCATACGTCGATTGACACGCACGAGTGCACTCCGCTCTGTCAGTTGAACCAAGCTAACAAGAGTCTGCAAGCGTATCTTGTCTTGGGAGAATTGCCTACAGACGATGCTCCCGATCACGTCAATTTCATCTAAAGGAGGAAATTGTATGGAAGAAGCCAACAAAAGGTCTGTGTTCATGAAAGTCGACAAGGTCTGCAAGAGAAGCGTTCGGTTCAAGGCGAACGAAGAGAAGGGCAAGAAGGCTGGCTTCTCAAATCTCTACATCAGCAAGAGTGTCATCCCAAAGGGATGTGAGAAGGTCAAAATCATTGTCCGATTCATCATGGAGGATGGCTCTTGAGGAGGTGATGCCTTGTGGTTCCTAAGAAACTAAAAGAATCTGGGACACGTCTAACAGGGTAAGACAGGGGGATCACCGAGCCTGTCGAAAACGAGTGGTAATCTTCTAAATGGAGGCTAGCATGGCACCAACTTGGGAAGAGCAGATCGCGCAAATCAAGCCAGGAATGTCAAGAAGCGGGCAGATTGCAACAATGAATTCTATTGTTACACCTTGTTCCGATCCAAAGAAGCATTGGTGGCAATTCTGGATTAAGCGACACGATTGGGAAGATATCACATTGTGTTTGAATACTGTTACTTACACAACTGCTGACCGTTGCCGACGATGTGGATTGACCATGCTGAGCTCTGGAATATAGTGTTTTTGAAATGTTTTGGAGGCCCCAATGAGTAGCAAGGATCGGTATCGCCCTTGGAGGGAATTACCAAAGGTTAAGGTGGTCCAGAAACATCTGGATGAGTTCTACACGTTCATGTTTGAGAGGCACTCCATCTGGGTGCGGCGATTTCTCAAAAAGGAGCCTCCGCCATGGACAAAAGATCCGATTCTTCAACACTACAAGTTCGAAAATATCTACCGCCAGCTTGACCGTGGCACAATTTGGTACAACGAGCACATCGCTGTTGAGTACCATGATGTAGAGAAGGTCGTCCATCGCGATGATGATCTTGATAACGCAAAGATGAACCTCTTATGGCGAACGATTGTGTATAGACTCCTGAATCGAGTGGAGACATTTGAAGCTGTAGGAGGTGTTCCGTCTTGCACTGAGTACGACCCTGTTAAATTTGGCAATAGCCTCCGTGAACTCAAGAAGGCGGGCAAGCCTGTCTTCACGAGTGCCCACCTCACACTCCCCACACATGAGATTGGATCCTCTAAGATTGACAAATACATCGAAGTTCTGAATTACACTATTTCGAACATCGAAGATCTATTCCTTGCAGTGAAATATGCACCTACACTGGAGGCAGTGTATGAGCGCTTGATGATAGTGCCCTGCATTGGAAATTTTATCTCTTATGAAGTTCTGACAGACCTCGTCATGGTAGGTGCAATCCCTTTCACCCACAACGATTTTGTCAATCCTGGGCCTGGCTGCAAGGTCGGGATCTCAATCATCTTTCCGGACAGAAGCTATGTTTCCTTCGTCGATGCAATCAAGAAGCTTTGTACTGAGCAGGAGCAGCACTTTGAGAGGCTTGGCCTGAAATTCCCATATCTGGTTGTGGGCGGCAAAGAGAAGAGGCTCACTCTACGGGAGATCGAACACTCACTGTGTTGCTTCGCTAAGATTTGGAAGATGAGACACAACTGTGGTAAGGCCAGAATAAAGTTCACTCCGCGAGATGACGAACTCTACCACGGATCGCTGTTCAAGGCGAAGTCATGAAGAGGATTTCTTTGACCTTCGCGAAAGGCTGTGGCAATCTCGAATAGACCTCAGCAAAGGCAGGAGGGTCTATTTAGGAACTTATGCTGACATTATTGAAGCTGCTCAGACATACGATGCGGCTGCGCTCCTCTTTCATGGACAATTTGCCAACCTAAACTTTCCTATTCAGAGATTTCCTAGGAAATCGTAACCTGCCCATCGAGGGGTTTCATTCTTATAAGGGGGATCTAAATATGGCGGAAATTCTTGAAGATCGGGTCAGAAGAATCGTCGTAGAGCAACTTGGTTCGTCTGAAGAAGAGGTCATGCTGAAATCCAAGCTCAATGAAGATCTAGGAGCCGACCCTATTGACTTGGTAGAGTTGGTAATCGATCTGGAAGAGATCTTCGAGATTGCCGAGATAGATGATGGGGATGCCCAAAAGTTTGTCACGGTCCAGGATCTAGTGGACTATCTAAAGAAGAGAGGAGTCAAGGAATGAAGGTCTATTCCGGAGTAGGATTAGGTTCGTTCTACCAAGAATTGTTCGCTGATCTGATTGCCCATGGTAGGCAAGTCACAGTTCGTGATCGGCGATGCATCGAGATGACAGTGCCTGTGGTTCTTCAGTATGAGACACCTGGCGCCTGCTTTATGAAGATTCCGGGCCGGAGGTTCAACATCTTCTTCGCTCTGGCTGAGGTTATATGGATTCTCTCTGGTAACGGAAATGTGGAGTGGATATCCTTCTTCAACTCTAACATGAGGAAGTTTGCTGATGAAGGCCAGCCTGATTTTCATGGGGCCTACGGCAAGAGGATTCGGGATTGTAGAGGCAGCTATGTAGGCCATTCTATCTACGTGGATCAGATAGAGGCTGTCTGTAACAAGCTCAAGGAAGACCCCTTTTCCAGACAAGCGATTATCTCCTTGTGGGACCCAATCTCTGACAATAAGCCAGAGTCAAATGACTACCCTTGTAACAATTGGGTGGCTTTCTCGCTTCGGGATGGCAAGCTGAATATGTCTGTCGCTATCCGTTCTAATGATATCATTTGGGGCACTCCCTATAATGCCGTCCAATTTACCCACTTGCTGGCCCTGGTTGCAGGTAATCTTGGTGTGCAGTGTGGAGCGATAACCTATTTCGTCCAGAATCTTCATGTGTATGCTGAGTATGAAGGCAGGGGCACGATTCATGACGCAATACTAATCCATCCTTCTGACACCAATCAGTCAGACGCTCTAGGATCCGTTGTGCGCAGTGTAGGCGTTCAAGGCTTAGTGGCCTGCAAGATCTCTAGTTTTGAGCCCATATCTGACGAGAAGCTGAAGCCGACAATCGACTATGTCAACCAATTGGTTGAAGCTTACGGAAAGGGGAATCTCGTTGACCCATTGCATTATGCAAATATCTTGCCAGGGGTTGGCTACTGGGGCCTCCTTATACCAAAGATGCTTCTCATCTACTGCTCTGTGAAGACAGGAGCAGTATTCACTCCAGACCAGTATGCCTGGCTCATGGGTTCGATTGCATCTCTTCCAGAGTTGTTCAAGTGGTTGGTGCTGGATTTCTACAAGGGACAGATTGATAAGAATCCTCTCGCGAAAGAGATCGTTCTCAAATTCAGGAAGGAGGAACCTAACCATGTTGGATGAAGCTACATTGCAAAAGCTGAAAGAAGAAAAACAGAAGCTCGAGAAGGGAATCTACGAAGCCTCTCGCGAAGCAGCTATCAGAAGGCCGACTGATGGAGATGAATTAGTTCAAGCTGCCGAAATAGGCTTCAGGAACGCTATCTCGATGGTCTCCTCACCGGATTCTTTGGTTGCACAATTCTATCTTCCTGTCAATGGAAATTGTGAGAGTGCTTCTTTGTTTGCAGCTATGTGTGCCTTCCTCACAAAATTGGAGGCATTCAAAGGCAAACACTACCAAGCGTCTTGGTGTAGGCGTGGTTGGCCAGGGATCTTTGCAAACATAGCTCGGAAGTTTGACCGAATTGATGCTGTGGCTGGGGGAGACAGTGAGGCCGAAGAAACTCTTACTGAGACCCTTGGCGATTTGGCAGTGTACGCGATCAAAGCTCTCAGCTGGCAAGCGGCTGTGGCACCGATGGAGTTTGATGCTTGGCTGAAGAATATTCAGAGTCTTGGAACAGAGGGCTCTAATGACAAGAAAGTCGGATGAAGACTGCCTAAAGTGTGGCCTCTTTCGCACGTGCAAGTCTGTTGTCATGAATGGCGAAGGTTCAGAGAATCCAGTCTTCCTCTTTGTGGGCGAGGCTCCCGGTGCGGAAGAGGACAACCGAGGATTTCCTTTCATCGGTAAGATTGGGCAATATCTTCGTGAGAAGATTGAGGAGCTTGGGTTCCTGATTCAGAAATGCCGCTTCTCTAATGCTGTCAGGTGCCGACCTCCGAACAACAATATCCAGGCCCACAAATATGCCATAGAGTTCTGCCGAGCTAAGATCCTTCGAGAGATCCATTTCTACAATCCAAAGGTCGTAGTCTTGCTTGGCAACGTCGCCATAAAATCAGTCCTCAATAGGACGGGCATCACGCGCCTGAATGGTGAGGTGTTCCGGGCGCATGGCCGTGCTTACATCTGCGTCGTCCATCCTAGCTATGTCTTGAGAGACGTTCCGAAGAACGAGAGAGATTTCCTCCAGGCGCTGAGAGCGGCCAAAGAATTGGGTAACGATACTAAGAGGAATGTCTCTCTAAAGAAAAGCAAGTTCAAGTGTGACGTTGTCAAAGACAAGAAGCAGCTTCAAGAGACAACGGATTTTTTGAAGAAACAAATTATCCTAACAACGGATATCGAGGGTAGCACGCTCAGCCCATTCAATCGCTTTATCAAGCCTGTCGTTGGCGTTGTTGGTTTTGGCTGGGATGAATGGTCTGCGGCCTGTTATCCTATACACTCGAGAATTGGCTCTCTTGGGAAGAAGATCCACGTCTCTCCTGAAGAGTGTCTGGAAGCGATCAAAGAGCTTTGGGAGGACGAACACATCAGGTTCGCACTGCAGTTTGGCAAGTACGACCGTGTGTATATGTATGTCCTACACGGAATCTGGTTGCGGAACTATTGGCTTGACACTGGCCTTGGCTCTTATGCTCTGAACGAACAGAAGGGCACCCACGGATTGAAGCAATGGGCGTGGAAACTAGATATGGGCGGGTATGATGAACCTCTCAGAGTTTACCAGAGAGACCATCCAGAAACTAATCCAGAACATGGTGGAAATCTGTGCCTTGTGCCGGCCGATATCTTGTACGACTATAATGGCAGGGATTGCATTGCAGACTGGAGGATGTTGGCCATTGTCAAGCATCGATTGGTGAAGCAAGGTCTGTACGAGAATCCATTTCGGTTCCCAATCATGTGGCACAACGAATTAGCTTGCTATCTGGAGATTAATGGCGTAAAGATCTCTCGTGAAGAGAATGACAGGTTGCTTGAGCTCTTTCCGCAGAAAATAAAAGAGTATGAGGACCAGATTCGCGGCTTTGGGGACTTCAAAAAAGTTGAGGCCATCTATAAATGGAATCTGATGAAGAAGATTCTTGGGAGGGTCCAAAACTATAAGAGAGAGCCTAAGAATCCCAAGGCCAAAGCCATAGAACTGTTCACGAAGTCTTGGAAAGGCGTCAAATTCAATACCGAGACCATTCGTACTCTCTTGTTCAAAGTCAAGGATTGGGAGCCAGTCTTAGAGACGAAAACAGGCAAGCCTTCTGTTAACAAGAAGTCCCTTCAAAGGCTTGAGCGTAGGCACAGGAATGACAGAACGTTGCAACTCATCTTCAAGAGAAATGAATTCTATTATGGCTATACAAAATACGTTCTGCCTGTGGATGGTTGGATTGGGAGTGATGACAAGACCCATACGTCGTTCAAAGTACATGGTACTCTGACTGGAAGGGTCTCGAGTGAAAATCCTAATCACGAGAACTTCCCAAGTAGAGTCCATATCGCTTCCGTTCTGAAAGCGCAGTTCGTTCCGGACAGCGATGACTATCTATTTCTGGAAGGTGACGAGAAACAACTCGAGATGCGTCTCTTTTGTGACAGAGCTAACGATGACAAGATGTTAGAAGAGTTCCTGGCTGGTAAGGATCCTCATCGGATGGGCGCAGCAGCTGGATTCGAGATTCCAGAAGAGCAAGTAACAAAGGATCAGAGGAACTTCTCTAAGAACGCCATATCCTTTGGTTTACTCTATGGTCGCTCTGCCAGAGCCTTGGCTGCTGACATGGGTTGGCCACTTAAGAAAGCCCAACAATTCATTGATCGGTATTTTGGTAAATACGACAACTGCTTGCAGTATCGGTATGACCAAGAAGAGCTTATCCGGGCTAACAAATTTGTGGTATCTTACTTTGGCCGCATCAGACACCTGCCTGCTGTAGATGACTCTAGGCCGGGTGCCGCAAACGAAGCTGTTCGTCAAGGAATAAATGCGCCTATTCAGGGCGACGCTTCAGATCTCACATGGGTGGCTGGCAATCGGATGGCAAAGTGGCTCATGAAGAATAGAATGAAAACGAAGCCTATCAATGTGGTCCACGACGCCAATTATCTCATGGTACACCGTAAGGAAACTGACGATGTGATCCCTAAGCTTTACGAGTTCATGACCGACCGAGACTTCCTGAAAGAGAAAATCGGGTGGTATTGCAAGGTGCCATTCGATGTTGATTTTAAGTTGACAGACAAGGATCTTGGCCACATGATTGAGTTGGAGCGTACAACACCGATGACCTGTAGTTTCGTTGTGCCTAGTCAGTTCCGTTGAAACTCGTGTCTAGAGGATTTCATTGTATAAGGAGGCGTTATGGCCAATAGGAAGATCACTGTCAAGATTACGGGCGAAGGGCTATACACTCTCTTCAAGCGAGAGCCTCTCTCTGAAGTGTCAGGCGACATAGAAATATGTCTTGTCTTGGCCGATAACGTGGATCTCAACATCGTCCAAAGTCGCCTTGACGCAGCTTTTCTTCTAAAAGAGGAACGGTCATGAATCGTCTTCCTGAACCACCGAAGATCCAGATTACCATGCCACGTGGGGTCACAGAAATCGACCCATTCAGACATTCGCGGATATCTCGTCACGATATCGGCCGCCAGTTGAGAGAGGCTCCATCTCTCTACCTATACTATGCCTCGCTGTACGCGAAGGTCAGCGAAATGGTGGATCGTCTCAGTGACAAGATTCAACACCTGGAAGCCGAACTCAGTGTTAAGTATAGTAAGAAATCGGAGGGTGTTCGGAGGTCCCGAGTCAAAGATATTAAGGCTCTGATCTACTGCAATTCGGAGTATATGGAATTGCAGAAAGTGCTTCGTCGTTGGAGAGACGCTGAGCGAATGTTCAAGTATATTGAGAAGACATTCGACAAGAGAACGGAAACTCTTCGTTCTCTGAACGCTAACGATCGTCGCGAGAAGACGGAATCTGACTACAGTGAATAACATTTCAAAGGAGGAATATAGCTTATGGTCATGACGGCTGATGAGGTGAAAGAGTATCGCAACAAACAGCTGAAAGATCGGGAATCGGGTGGCGGCCAATATTTTGGTGTAGAGGAGGGTACAAAGTACGTTCGAATTGGCCCTCCTTGGTCTAAGAACGCTGAGTGTTGGCGAGATCGACTGTATCACGGCAAGTATCCCAACAAGCTCAATTGTGCACACAACGACGCCAACGAGAAGACAGGCAAGCCTCGCTCTTGTCCAGCATGCAAGAAATATAAGGGACTAAAAGGGGACAAGTCAAAGGTTGCGAGAAGGCTTTCCGGATATCTGAGACAGAAGTCCGAAGGTCTCTGGAACGTTCTCGAATGCAAGATGAAGAAATCGGATGAAGGGAAGCTCCGTGTTGTTGGGTATGCTGATGGCAAATTCAAGATCTGGAGAGTCTCTCAACAGTGGCACCTGGATTTGGTTGACATATTTGCTGACGAGGACTATCGCAAGAAGTCAGCTTTTAGTGTTGCCGCTAAGAAATCTGGCCGGCCAATCCGTGTTGAGCGTGTTGGCAGTGGGATGAAAGACACGAAGTACAAGTTCAAGGTTTTGGACCCGTCCCCAATCAGCAAGGATTCTGATCGGATGGAAGCTCTTCTCAAGACCCTCAACGACCTTGACGCAGCTTCTCAAGGGGCGAGCGACGAGGAATTGGAGGCCTTCGTCCGCAGTATGCTCAAGAAAGCTAAGCATGGTGGCGATGATGACGATGATGAAGACACTGGTGCTGACGTGTCGGACGAGGATGAAGACGAAGAGCCAAAGTCCAAGAAGAAAAAGAAGTCCAAGTCGGAGGATGAAGATGAAGACTCTGACGACGAAGAGGATGACGAAGATGAGGATGAGGATGAGGATGAAGAGTCCTCTTCCGACGATGACGATGAGTCTTCCTCCAAAAAGAAAAAGAAGAAAAAGAAGTCTAAAGACGGTGACGAGGAAGATGACGAGGAAGATGACGAGGAAGATGAAGATGACTCCGATGATGACGATGAAGAGTCCAAATCCAAGTCCAAAAAGAAAAAGAAGAAAAAGAAGTCAAAGGATGAAGATGAGGACGAAGATGAGGATGAAGATGACGC